TCATACCTGCGGTGTTAAATCACGTTTAAACACCCATTCGAAGCTGTTTAAACACGCTTTACCATCTCGTTTGGTTGTGAGCTTTATCTTGATATTAGTGATGCTTTGTGGGGCTAAAACATCCGTTATCTCAAAGCTTGTTGTGGTGAGTTCTTGAGAATGGATCTGTTGCCCTGTATCAGCATTGATGATTTGGACTTCAGTATTCGTTCCTTGTTCGGGTGCGCCAGTGGCAAACCAGCTTTGTAGCTTATCAGGGCTGACTGTTTGGCTCAGACGGTTTCGATGTGACCAAGTAATAGTAACCGGAAGCGTTAACGATACTGGCCAAAGCTGCCCATTCAATTTCACATTGCAAGGCGGGAGAGGTAAGTGAGCACGACTTTTAAGGGTTGTCATTAACGTTGTGGCTTGGTTCTCTTCTAAACGCCCTTTAGGAGTGATTGTGAGCACTCTCGCTTGTACCGACTCACCCAAGACAAACTGTTCACGAATAGCATACCCATTGATTAATATGATGGGAGCATTGGCAATATGAGAAGCGGGCTCAGAATCCAACACACCACGAATGAGCGTGACTCTGTCACCATTGATATGGGTGATTGCCACTAATTCATTATCAATAAGCGCTAATGCAGGTAAGCTACTGGCAATCACGGTGCTCTGGTTTAACTGAGCTGAAGTGCTGCTTTTATCTAGGGGCGCAGATAGTGAAGTTACGGAAGCAAATCCTGCACGTTCGACAAAACGCCAAGTAGCCGCATTATTTAAATAAAGATCTGCGCCAAGAGTGTCTCCCGAAGGCTTCTTACCCAACCAAGCAATATAACCCACATAATCCGGCAGGGCGGCTAAGGTGGCTACGTCCATCGAGTTAGCAAGTGCCCAAAAGGGCAACTCAATAAGTGATTGAACTGCGATGGGTTGGGGTGCTGAAATTGGATTGTCCCATTCGGTTGGTGGCGGTGGTGCGTAATTCCCCGTTGCAGCAGTGAAAATATCCTGCATCACATCAAGTTTGATTTCAGGTTTAGACATGCCCCCACGGCGCTTACTTTGCACTCGCATGATATGGTTCAATCCAGCAGGTGGGAATACCACGCGAATCACATCACCTGGTTGAAGTTTTGCAGCGGTTGTATCGCAATAGATTTCAGCCGTGAGCAATTGAGCTGAAAGCACTTTAAGCTCACGCATTCCGACCCTTTGAGCCAGTTGCCCATCATGGATCATAGGCATGTTTATCGATTCGCCGACGCTTCTACCCGTAGCATGAACCATGGCTGAGTTGATGACTGTCACGGCCGCTTTATCGTAAGTGTCTGGATGGGTGTAATTAACGGTTAAGGTATTCACGACATCGGCTTGAGTCCGGCGGCTGACATTTCTTACTGTGCGAATATGTTGGCTATCGAGAATGGGAAGATTATCGGGTTGGTAATCATCACGGGCTAGGCGCATGGTGATTTTTCCCGAACTTTCATCGGTAAAAACATAGCCGTTGATATGTCGGCAAATATCTTTCACAAAGTCTTCAACGGGTTGTTGTTTTGTCCAAAATGCATGTAGGCCAAAATTTTCAGCAAATAATGCATCCGCACAGCGTTGAAAAGCAGCATCATCAATATTGCTATTGCCCGTGCCCCACTCAGGGCATTCTATGAGCTCTCGTAACATGTGAGCAGGGTTCATACCCCCGTTACCAATTTGAGCTTTGGCTATATACCAAATAGGCTGGCCATTCCAACCCGTGCGGATACGTTCCACCTCAACAGAAACGGCAGGGGGGTAGCTCGAATTGCCCATCTCTGTTTTGCGAAATACCAGCGAGCTTAAATAACGAAAAGCGCTGCATACGCGCTGACCATTTACCTCACTTCCGCAGTGCTCGGCCAGGTAATCATTGACAGGTTGATTGGGTGTGCCGAGCAGCACATCGATATTACCGACCACGCCACCGTATGTATCGCGATCACCAAACAAATAGGGTTGATCAATTCGAATACGTTGATTGGTTTGAATTACCGAGGCAAAGCCTATTTTTTCACCGAACCAAATTTTACGTATAGCGTCAATCGGGCCGTGGCAAAGTACAAGATGTTGCCCCCAGAACCAACGCCGACCGACGACTTGTGATGACGGACGTCCCATGCTATTCCTTCGCTAAAAAAAGAGTAACAACCTCAGTGAGCTGAGGGTCACCCAACGCAATCAGTTGTGTGCAATCCAATCCCTCTTTGACAAATTGAGTCCAATTTATCCCGTGACTGGTGAGAAACAAGCGAGCGCCTGAGCAGCAAATCCCCATATCGCTAAGGTCAGAGGGAAATATGCGTTTATTTGCGGATTTCTTCATAACTCATGTCTCCCCACCAATAGACCGCAGCATCTTTAATCCGAACCCTGCCAAACACCACACCAATGGGTTTGCCTTGCTCCACAGTGGGGGCTTGCGGCTGCTGAAATTCCTGAGCTGGTTGTGATTGATTCATCGCGCGGTAGCTCATATAGAGAGATACTGCGGTAAATATCAACGTGACCCAAAACATGCTATCGCTCCTTATTGGTCAACGGGGTTAGCGGTCAATAGGATCGCCCGTGTAGGGGTTCTTTAATGGAAGATTGACTGCACCGCCAAAATTAATGGCATTATTAAAACGGGAATGGCAGGTTTGCAGCGTTCTATCGCATCCTTCAACAATGCTGACACCTGCTCCCACCTTGAATTCAGGCAAGTGCAAAAGCTTGAGTTGAGTTTGATTCAGTTGAGTGTCGATATAATAAAAGCTCTGCTCATGCTGCAAACGGCCGAAACTGTACGAACTTGAAGCAGGAAGAGGGGACTCAAGTGTAATCACATCGCCTTGAATGGATTTAACGCGTGCAGTCACCGCGGAGAGTTGACGACCACATTTGCGGCTACCCAGTGAGTAACGGCACAAATGCGTTACCGTTTCATTTAAACCTGTTACCTGCAATTCAGTATGGAGCGGCTCCAGTTCGACCGAAACAAAGCCATCATCCCATTTCCCTGCCATCATGCGCCCAGCAAAAACCGTCAGGTACTCAATGCCATTCTCACTGCGCAAAATCGTCATCTTAGGGGCAACATTGAGCGGCGGATTGAGGGCTAACTCTGCAAGCTTTGTCCCTGCCATTACCGAGAAACTGGTATTCCCACGCAAGGGGTCAGAGGATTGCTCAATCGAACTGTCTCGCGAGATAGTGACACTTTTAAACAACTCATTTTGGTACATCACATCAAGATGTGAGCTTGTAAAACGCCAAATTGCTTGATGTATTTGCACAACATAGAGTTCAGTCACTGCCATGCGGAACCTCAGTTAAATTAAGTGATACGGTGAGTTGGTCTTTGGTATAGGTCATTGTTTGTTCATCGCTGGTGGCTCGCATTCTCACCATAACGTGGCCACTTACGAGATCACCAATATTAGCGGCGGCAGTATTGACGGTATTCAGCAGCAAGATTTCATTGCCGTTATTGTCCATGCCGTCTGATGTAGCATGGACATATTCTTTCCCATCACGCCATGTGAGTGCTAATTCAACCCCGTTGATGTAGCTACCCAACCCAAGAGGTTTGATGACCAAACGGTTACGTGAGCAAGTTGCTGCTAAGCGGATCTCATTGTGAAAACTAACCCACCAAACAGTGTTTAAACTGCCCTTTAAATGCCAAATAAACTGCTTTAGTTGATGAATGCGAGTTCGGCCAATCGCGGTAAGTTCAACTTGTGTACTGCGGCGGCCAAAATCTTGTACCGCCAAAAAGTGGATTTGACCATTGGGTGTCGTTTTCTCACGGATATTGAAACGAACTTCATCTGACACGCCGGACTGCTTCCCTGTTCGCTCGATCAACACGGGCAACTCTTGGTAATGGTCTAGCCATGCAAAGGCTTTCCAATCTGCGCCCGCGAACTGAGGTCTAGCAATATCGGTAAACTGGATTTTTAATCCTTGATAACGACCACTTCTACGAGTTTGTAACCCCTCTTTTGATACGCAGTAGCTAGCAGGCGTAACGGTCGCATTGGTAAAGGCGATTGAAAGGGGCTTACTTAGTGTGATGCTCTCTGCCGTAACCTTTTCGATTTTATGGACTTCAAAATGGGTAGGCGATTGATAAATCAGCACGTAACCCCCTGCAAAAAAGCCACGTTCAACCGTACTGCAACGCACTAGGGTATCCCCTTTGCTGGCGTTGACTTTCTCGACCGCATCAATCCAATGGGGCAAAGCAATCGGGAAACGGCCGTTACCTGCAAAGCGTGTTAAGGCTTGGCCACCGGAAAGGCTCTCTTCACCGTGTTGATAGGTAAAACGTTGTACAGGGTATTGCGCGTTACACAAACGCTGCTCACCGCTGTAAGTATCGATAATAGCGTTAGACCATTCCCAATGTTGACCAACAGGGTAAAGGGGGCGGTAATGCCAAAGTACAATTCGCGACCCCGTCACCTTGAGCGCTGTTGATATGGCATCAAACTGCCAATCAAACCGTGCATCCACCTCAAAATCTACGTTCAAGCTAACATGCAATTGGTAGTTCCAATGGCCACCATAGGGCGCGAGCACTGCGCTAGCTTGTGCTCCTGTGAGCGAAAGACCTTGAGCATTGAACGCTTGTAAACCCATCAAAGTCAGCGGGCGTTCAAAGGTTGACCAAATTTCGATGTATTGTTCTGACTCCCCAGTGATAAAGCCTAAATCGATATGTTTTGGAGTGATAAATAAGGAGTTTTTGAAATCGCGATGCCAGAAGGATGGATTAATGTAACTTGTGACACTTTTCAGGTGTTCTATTACCCAAGGTTCACCAGATGGCATATGGTTGACTAATCCCATCTGGTAGTGTTTGGTTGGGGTTGATTCGGGCAATGGTGGAGACGAGTACATTTCCACCCATATAGGGTTCCCTAGAGTGATGAAGGAGTTAATCATTAATCTCCCTCGCTCAGTTGATACGCAATGCCTATTTTTAGATTTGACTGGCCACTTAAAGGGAATTCACTCCAGGGTATTACGCACCACTTTTGAGTTTGGTACTCGATGATATCGCCAGCGCGCGTATAGTGAGTGGCGCATATTCGAATCTGATTTGCCTCAAAAAAAAGCTCTCGGCCTGTTGGAGTGTCTCGCCGTTCTCCGGTGAAGAAAAGCGGAACAAAAATCGTCGTCGCACTTTGTTCGAAATGCATTAAGTCAACTGCTTGAGGGTCATGCGTGAACGCACTGTATGTCCCCCGTGGATGAGGAAAAGGGCTTGACATTTTAAATGGGTCAGCACCATTAAGCTGCCTGTACCACTTTTTATCCGGTTGCTGAACAGAGGTTTTGCGAGTTTCAGACCAAGAGTCTGAAGGGAAAGAAGCTTGAAAACTGCCTATATCCCAGCTTCCATTACCTTGTAGCCCTCCTGGTTGGGTGACATATTTACCTGTCAGCCCTTCTCTTTGGCCTAATCCATTCAACTCTGTTGCGCACACACTTAGTTCTTTATTGTCTGAATCATTGACAACGGAGCACGCGAAGTAGGAGTCAGAAAATACAATGATTAGTTTGCAAGGGAACCTTACTCTAGTGCTAGACACACTAAAAGTGTCATTATGGGAACTATTAATTAATCCTGGGAATCCGGAAGTATAACCATCTCCAGCCCAAATTCTTGGTATCAAATATTGGTTATTTTTATATAGCTCAAGCGCAACCGAAAAAGGTTTAGTTTTGTGCGTTAAAGAAATTCTATCTTCTGGAGAGGCCGTATTTACATAGCGGACTTGCCATTCAGAATGTACTGTTGTGGTAACGAGTTGGTCTATTTCTCTTGCAAAATCACCCGCTTGAAGTAGAGATATGATTTTGTAACCCATTATTTTAACTCCCAAGCCATAAAATCAGTGTGAGCACTACGGTCAATATTTTGCATTGCAATCATAGTTCTAGAGAGGTCAGGGCTTTTAAACTGTTGGCCAGTGGATATCCGATCACCTGGTATCCAGTAACAGTCTTTGAAACTGCCGAGCGCTTTGTGGGTTTTGCTCAATAGCATCATTGGCAGCGTCCAAGTATTGCCATCTGAATAGTTCGCGGCTCTATCAGTGACCTGTGCCCCAAGTTGCCGAGGGAATACATACAGTTCACTATTTGACGATTTCCATTGCCCATCAATCCACAAATAATCTATGGGTTGGCCATACATACATTGAAACGTGGAGAAACCTTGCCCTTTGGAACGCCAAGTTCCTGCGGTGTCAATGCCTTCCCCACAAACGATCAAATGCCTTGGCCAATGTCCTAATGAGCAATTGAGTTCCAACTTACCCAGATAGAATGCTCTTGTCGTTGTCGAAACCTGACCTGTGACTTTGATATGGTCTTTGTCCAAGCAAATTGCGTAGTTGATAGCGTTTTGCCACCAATACGTCACATGAGTTCGACATTTTAAAGGTTGTGAGTCCCAATTGGCGTTTGCAGAAAACATTGGGCTGGCGAAGATATGAATGTTGTGAAGATCTTTTGAGGCATCAAATACCGTTTTAAATGCCATGTAGATGCTCTCAACACCACTATTACCCGTAGAATGAAGGATTAATTCATCCACTCCTTCGGCAGGTTTTTCCGAAACAATAACACCTTGATTCCACATTACGGTTGTCCAACCGTTGAGCTCTGCCAGACTCTTTATTTTTCGTAGTAAATCTCGGTGATTAAGAGCTGTGCCTATTTCAAACGCCATCTATCCCCCCAATCGGTTTTTATTTCGTTTAACAATCTCAACCACTTGATCTTGACCTACATCACTGAGTAGATAGCGATTGAGCTGAGTTTGATCATCTAAAAAGGCAACATGTACTGGAGCGGGTGAAACATTAACGGGTTGCGAGCTATTGGACTGCATTGCTACTTGCTGCTGTTGAGTTTGTTTCATGGCTTGCATCATGCCGACCATCCACCGAAAGTCTCCTGCTTGCTCCGTGTTTAACACCATCTCATCACGCTTAAGTAAAAACGTGCCTTCATTGTCAGTGGGCACTCGCCATAGCCCGTCATGCGCTTGTCCCGCAATGGCTTGCCCTGCCACAATCCCAACCGAGGCATAGCCCATAGTTTTCACTGCGGCTGACGCAAGCGGCCCTGCCATCGGGCCCAATGTAAGGGCTTTGGTGGCGGCTTCTTCGGTCGCAATAATCATCGATGGAATGGCGGCCATTTTTTGCATTGCAAACAGCGCGCGATAAATGCCCGATTGTTCCTTACCTGCTTGGCGCAAAAACTGAGTGGTAATATTCATTTGCTGCTCAGTAAAACTCAGCAAATCTTCTGCCACGTCCTGTTGGAACTGCTTGCGCTGCATCGCCGCATTACGCTCAATTTCAGAGAGGTTGGCCTCATGCTCGGCAAGCATCATCTCTCGGTTTGCAAAATACTCCCGCTCCAAATCCGCTTGCAGTTGTTGATCGCCAGTCGCCTGTTGGTAGGCTTGTTCAAACTGCCTGGCGTAGCGCTCTTGCTTCTCTTGGTAAGCAAATTCCTCACGCGCTCGGGCTTCATTTTCAAAGTCAGCTTCAATGGCGGCACGCAGCAAGTAGGCCTTGGCTATCGCATCCGACTCTTCATAAAAAGCCTCTAGCTTACGAGTATCGTATTGGCCTTCGCCTTTCAGTTTGTCGAGCTTATCTGCTTCTAATAGCAGATTCTTAGCCAGTTCCTCATTCACCCCTTTCAGTGCGCCATGCTCTAACTCCCAGCGCAGTCTCGCAGCCTCGCCAGTGCTGCTGTACAGTGCCAATTGAGACTGAAGGGCGGTGAGGCGTTCGGCCGCTTGTTCATTTAGCGTTTGGGCTTTTTGCTGCGTATCTAATCGCAGCTGTTCAAGATCAATCTCTTTTGCTTTTAAGCGCAGTTTTTCAGCTAGCGCAGGTGCAACCGTTTTGAGCGAGCCTTGTTCAAGCTCAAAATTGATTTTGCTGAGCTCACTGCTTTTTCCTAATAGTGCGAGTTGTCGAGTCAGTTGCTCTAAGCGTTTCTCGCCATCGGAGAGCTCTGTGTTTGAAACACCCAGTGGTGTGGTTGGTGTCGTTAAATCGGGCATACCGGCATTGAACACCGCTTGTTGCTTGGCACTAGCATCAATCAGCGCATTTTTATAACTGATGATTTTTTCTTCGAGTTCGACGATACGAGCTCGCGCCGCTGAGCGGCCACCAGGATCGAGATTAGCAAGGTTGTTTTTTAAACCCTCGATTTGGCGTTGAGTAGAGATAATCGACTCACGCGTTTGGCTCATTTCATGGTTCAACTGAACCACTAAGATTTCGCGTTGCTTACTGTTGAGATGATCAAAGCTGCCATTGAGATTTTTCACCTCGGCATCGAGTGTTTTTAGCTCTTTTCGAGTATTGCCCGAAGTAGCAGCAAAATAAGCTAATGCCCCCGCCGCTAGCATGACGACACCCGCAGGGCCTCCCATCAAAGCTAATGAAGCTGCGCCAGCGCGCGCAACCACATTCAACTGAGTTTGTGCTGCGGTGAGGGTTTGGGTTGCCAAAGTATGGCGAGCTTTTGCTGCGGTGATTTGGTCTTCAAGTCTTGCCGCCATCACAGCGCCAACCGCTTGTTGTCGATTCACGGTTAATCGCGCAATCTCGGCCTCTGTGGCTGCTAACGTGGTCTGGGTTGCTTGAATCGTGGCGAGCGTGCGCTGGCGTTCTGCCAGCATGTCAGCGACTTTTGCCGCGGTCATAGTACCGAATGCCGCTGCACCTCGACTTAATGCCAAGACTAAGGAGAGCTCTACAACGGTCGTGACCGTTTGGGCATTGTCAGCAAACAATAACAGAGTATTGCCTGCCGCACTTAACATAGGGGTTAAGCTGTCGGTAATTGGTTTCTCATAGGCGAGAACCGCTTGCTGATAGCTGTTGGTGAGTAAGGCGTATTGAGCATTGATGTTGCTTGCGGTGCGTGCTGCCGCCCCTTCGTATTCGTTTAGGGCTTTAAGTAAAGTCTGTTTAAAAAAGTCACTGGTGATTTGGCCATCCAACATTAATTGACGAAATCCACCGGCTTGCAATCCGGCAGCTTTATCCAATTTATTGAGTAACCCAGGTAAAGGCTCAACGACTTGGTTGAGTTCTTCCGCTCGAACAATAGGGGAGGCGAGTGCTTGGCTCAAACCATACATGGCTTGTTCAAGTTGAACGGTGCTTGCCCCTGTTTGGCTTTGTACATCGCTCATGCCTTCGAAAATATGGCGCATTTCATCAACAGTGAGCAGTCCTGCTTCTTGCAATGACGCAAGACGAGCGTAGTTCCCCGCCATCGATGTTAGCACTTTATTGTGTTCGGATGCGGTGGCGATCAGGTATTGCTCGGTTTCACCCCATTCGCGTTGCCCACCGACTAAAGCAGTGATTTGGGTTCGCATATCTTGGTACTGAGCGAGCGTGCGCGTTGCATCGCCAGCGACCGCCATGATTGAAAATCCACCTGCCAACGCAAGGGCTTGATTACGTAAGCTAACCAGTTGAGATGAAAGCTGTGATGATTGCTGATCTAAAGTATGTAGCTGCTTTGTGCTGATACCAGAACGATCACCGAGCTCTCCCACAGCACGACTTGCTGCTCCAACATCCGTCACAAACTGACCTGTTTTGGCATCAAATCGTAAGGCAAACACTAAGTTTTGATTCATCGCAAAGGTCTCGTATTCATCAAATCACACGCTGTGGCCGCAATCGCTTTTAACTTGGCGTAGTCACATGGGCTGACTGTGCGACCGCTTAACTGGGCATCGGCTTGTACGGCGTGCGTGTCCATACCAAGACAAAACCCGTTTTGCCACTTAAGAAAGCCAGGAATGGTTAACCACCATTCCACAGCGGCTAAGTTCTCTGGCCACAACTCAATTTCTTCTGGTGTTTCCCAGTCGGGGCAGGTTGCACCCCAACTGGCTAATTCGCTTTGCCATTCCAGTTCATCAAGTTGAGAGTGGGAATGCGTGGTTAAGGCTGCGCGCACAGCCTCTATGAGTTTTTTGTTGCAGCTTGACCACTAGAGGCTTGTAAGTAAGCTCGTAATACTGCGCTCACAAAAAACTGATTTTTGGCGCAGAGTTCTAGCGTTTCATCGCTAAATACCAAGAGTTCGCCGTCTGCATCTGCGATGCCGTGCCAGCCTTTGACCACGGTTTTCACCAACGCGGGGTCGCCTTGTCGGCTGAGCAGATTAAACCGCTCAGTATCGATGAGCAGTAAATCGAGCTTGATGGGGATTTCTTGAATGTCCCCACCTTCCAGCGGTAGCTTGACCATCGCTGGCCACTGCTTCACTAAACGTTCAGTCGAGATTTTAAACATGGTGCTATGCACTCCTTAAACAGAGGTTTAAACAAGGCTTATTGGTTGAAAAAGGCGTCACTCTCACCAATCAGACGCAGCGGGATAGAATAGGTTTGTGTCCCCTCTTGTTCGCCATAGCTAGGGCGGCCAAATTGCACACGAGAACTTAGCCAGCCAACCTGATTGCCTTTCGGGCCGTTGGTAAATTGCAGGGAATGCTCAGAGCCTGCTTTGGCGAGTGCAAAAGGATCGAATATGGCCAGTGGTGGCGCTTCAATCACGAGAGTGGCGGTAGGTGCGAAATCATTGATTTGCACTTCTTCGTGTCCGACATACTCCTGATAAGACACACTGTTTGCTTGATCATATTCAAGAGAGATCATCTTGTGAGCCGTGCCATCAATCGTGAAAGCAGAGTTTTCTACACCCACTTTGAGTGGTGTTACCCAGTTGGAAAAATCAGGAACAGGGTGGGCACTGGCAGAAGGAATCGAGTGCAATCCCGAAAACTTAAACTTCAGCGTGGGGAAGTTTTTCGCTGTCGCATTCATCGAAAGTGAGCCGCGTGCGCCTGTCACCTTATGCAGAGTGCCGGACTGATAGAAGTAGAGCGTTAAGCTCTCCGTCGCATCACCCTTAATTGAGTAAGTCGTTTTTGCCGCGACTGCATCATGTACAGCTTGGCGTAAGCACCCTTTCGTTAAATCAGCCCAAGGGGCGGCAGTGCCTGCGGTTTTACCAGGTGCGAAATCCACGCCAAATTCAATATCGACATAACACTCGGTCATAATTTCGGGGCTATTGCCGAGTTGGCCATTGTCGTAGTCCAAGGTTTTCGACTCTCCAGCTTGTGGAGTAATCGAAAATTCGCGCCCGAGAACAAAGTTGAGTGGAGTTTGCGCCGTGACCGGATCAACACCGTAAGTGGATTCGAGCAAGAACCCGATCAGTTTCTTTTTTGCTTTACGTGACATAGTCTTTCCTCAGTAGCTGAGCTGATCTTCAGTGTGCTCAGTCACATAGTGTTCGAGCCAGCTCGCGCGGCCTGTCGATACCGATAACAAACGCCCTTTCCCTAACCAGAACGGCTCATGCTGCGGTGTAGGCGGCTGGCCAAATAAACGCGCCCGCGCCGCCTGTCTCAGCGCTTCAAAATCGGTGTGTTTACCGTTACGAGCATCCGCAATAATCACAATTCCCACTGTGTCCGTTACCGATTGCAAATAAGCGCCAGTACCGCGCACATCAGGACGAGGGTCACTCGCCATTTCAATCACAAACACCGCAGGGGTCTGCATCGTGGCACTGCTGATTTCCAGCTCAGAAAGTGCCATTAGTTTTTTCACACTCTTAAACGGTGAAGGTGCGGCCCGTTTGTCTGGTGCTTTTAAAAGCTCAATGGTGGCATCAAGGAGATTCATTACCGAACCCCTTACAGGAAACCATGGCTTTTATCACGGGCAAACACACTGCCAGCACTGGTAAACTCAGCGGTGTTATTGCTGCTTGGTGCTTGATGTTCAGGCACGCCTAAACTCAGTCTTCCCGTTCCCACATTTTCCAGATACTTGATCGCCGATTGATAACGCCGCGCTGCTTGGTGTTCTGCATCAAGCACTTCGTCGTACAGACGATAACGAGCAATGTCTGCACACAAGCTGACTAAAACCGCAGGAACGGTGGGCAAGGGTAATTGGCAACGGCCAGCGATATAACCATTAATCAGCGCTGTCGCATCCTCAATCGCTTGAACGATTTTTGCCGTATCACCAAGAGTTAAATCCGCTAGCTCATCAGCTCCGAATCGAGATTCCAAATCCGCTTGTGTGCAATACATATCTAGCCCTCGCTTTGGGTTGTATCGGGGAGTGCATTGTGCGCTTCCCAAAGTTCATCGCGCTGTTTGGCAGTTAAAGGTTGCTGCATCAACGGCTCCAGTGCGCCGAGCTGCGGTTTACCCGCCGAGGTGAAATGGTCAGGGTTATTGCGATCGAGTTGAGCGATGGCCTCACCAAAACTCAAAGCGGTTGATACACCTGTCGAATCCAATAGCCCCGCCGTGTTGTCACCTTGAGTGATTGGCGTAATTTCGGCCGCATTTGCTTGCAGTACAAACTTAAGACGTGGATCGGCTTCAATTTGCGCGATTTGGTTGTCACTGAAGGAATCCCCAGCAAAAACGTTTTCGCCTTTTTGAAATTCAACACCCGCGCGGCGATAGCCAGAATGCGCTGCACAAATGACCAGGATAGTTTGCATAGTCTTAGACATTGCATTGATACTCCTTAATTGGGCAGGGATTGCCTGCCCTTAATGAGGGTAGGTAGTTGCTTACAACAGCCAGGGAACCACAACGACTTCTACAGCTTTGTAGTTCGGGTTGCTTCCACCGTTGGCTAAACGTTCTGTTTCAATCAGAGCTTTGGCTTCTGCGCGGCGGCTCGGCCCAACAACCAGCTTGACGGGGTTAATCCCAAGTGGACGACCTTCATCCGACTTGAATTCCATCATGGTTTGAACCGCGTTGTTAAAGTTAGGGGTGTCTAATGCCGCTTTAGAGCCAAACGCTTGTTGCCAGAATCCGTAACCCCAGTTACCACGGCCATCCACGCCATACAAATACTCATCGGCCATAAAAACGTGATCAGATTGACCTGAATCGGTTTTTGCAGTGATGTCATACGGCTTACGGCGCTGATAAATAAACGGTTTTAGTGGGCGTCGTGTATCGAGTAAAAACCATGGCGCACCGGAGCCTGCCTGCATGTTTGAGACAGATTGGGTTTCACCTGTAGCGGGATCTTTGACTGGATGATCAGTATCAAAGAAGTTTTGACCGTCATAACAAGGCGTTGAAAAGCCGGAAAGCATCAGCGCAAACAACATCTCATCGGGGTGACTCCCAGCGGCATAACCCATCTCTTGATAGAGCGGCATGAAGACACCGTACTGATCATCTTCAATCGCATCGCGAGGAATACCAACGGTTGCTTCGTACTTTTTATTCTTCAGCGAATAATCATGCGCCGCCATTTGCTTCACTTGACGTTCACCCACCCACTCACGTAAACGTGGGAATTGACCAAGCCAAGCATACGTTTCCGATCCCGTTGTTGAAGGAACCAACGTGGCGAACTCTTGCCAAAGCGGGGTATAACTGCCTGAGCCCGTGTTAAACGCCGTTTTAACAGCGGTAAATAGTGCTTTTAATCCATTTGGTGAAACTTGCATGGTTACACTCCAGGTTTAACCCATACCCCGTCGTCATCCACTTGGGTGATAACGCCAGCAGGTACGCGGGTATTGGTTGAAGAGTTAGAAGAGAGCTTGTTCGCACTGGCGAAGTAAGCGGTAGAGCCAACGTGGCTAGGGGTGATATCCCCAACGTTGGCGAACTTGATCTCAGCCGAATCGACTTCGACTTTCATCGCGCCATCCGCCAATCCAGTGGCGTCAGAGAACTCGGTGGCAACCCCAACGAAAAGGCTGTTTGCAGCGGCAGCAGAATGTGCAACTGCTAACCCTGCGGCTAAGAACACAGCAACACCTGAGAGCAGTTGAGTGTTACCTTTTTGCGGATAAGCGCGCTTACTACCAAAACGCTTGGCAATGCAATTCATATCAATTTCCTTTGGCTGCCAAAAATGCTGCTTTGTCGAGACCGCAAGCACTGAGTACGGCTAGATCTTCATCGGACAAATCATCATTTTTCTTTTCAGGTGGAGTGGTAATGGTTTGCTGCGCAGAGAGCGCGGCAATCGCAGGGCGCTTTTCAAGCATGGCAGAGAGTGCTGCCACACCTTGGGTCTGGCCAAAGGAGCTTAAATGCGCCACTTCCGCTTCAATAATCTTGCCTTCGGCTTTGGCTTGATTAATCAAAGTGTCAACTTGGCTGGATTGCGATTGGGCAGAGAGCACAGCAATACGCTCAGTCACCCCGTTATACGCTTGGCTCAAGTTGGTGTTTTCAGCAGAGAGCGTAGCCACTTTCGTTTCTAGCTCGCCGGATTTATCCGCTTTGGTTTTAAGCGCATCCAGTGCATCAAGCGCCGCGGTAGATTGCGCTTCACTGAGCTCACCGCCGTCGGGAACTTCGACGCCAAGTTTGCCAAGCAGCTTTTTCAGTAGGTCATTCACCAGGGGATCCTCCGTTTGACCGTTAATGGATTTGTCATGCGTGTAAAAAGAGAGATTGAAATCAGCAGCAAGCTTCGCCAGTGGCTCCATACCAACCACGCCAGGGTCATTAGTCAGTGCAGCCATGCGTAAAGAGAGTGGGCGGCCTTGTTTGTCGTAGGGAAACACCGCAGACAAAAAACCGTATTCTTTGTTTGTGATAAGGGTTTGCGCTTGTTGGGTGAATTCAGGTTTGACGTATAAACCTTTCCCTTCGCGCCACTCGATGTTGCTTGCGTTCAACCACGCAGCAGCGGGGACGGGCCCATTTTGATGGCGAGCCGTAAGTGCTTGGTGGTCATAATCGATCAGAACTTTGTCACTGGCAGCCTTCGTGGCCGCAATCATATTTGCCGCAATCTCAGCGTCTAAATGCCAATGACCATCCTCAGTATCCGTAGGGCGACCATCACGGGCTTTAAATGCGCCAGCAGGTAGCAGTTGATACCAGCCATCATCAAGCTGGGTCAGTTCGGCATTGAGTATTGCCATTCCCTGAGCAGAGAAAGCCGACAATACAGCCAGTGGGTGAGGTGTTACGATTTCTGTTTTCATGCCCGCAGTATTGCGGGCATGTTAGAGGAGGGCGGATTTACGTGGGTTAATGAATTTTACTGTTCGGGGATGGTGGCCTCTAACACCAGAGCATTGGCAATCTCGTTATCCTTACTTTTGGCAGATACCACCAGTTGAATTGGCGTCTTACTCCATTCCCCGTATTGCAGCGCCTTGATGTACTTAGAATCGAGAGAATGATCTTGAACTTTAGCCATGAATTCATCATGTGTTTCAATGTTACGCAGACGAACTTTAAAGGTTTCTGGGTCGGTAGAGTCCACCATTAAAATTCGGAATTTCGCATTAAAGGCCACATCAATCGATTTACGGCGCGCATTTTTAGCGAGTTCCGAAGCAGTTTCCCCGTCAACCTCGATACCTTGAATGGTGGTTTTTTGGGTAGTTCCAAACTCTTTGATGAGTGCCGCTTTTGTGTCATTGGCCACATTGGAAATGTTGCTAACATGCATGTCACTCAAAATGACCTTGGTAAGTAGAGCGGTGCGTTCGGTCTCTTGAGCTGAAAGGAACTGTTGGTTTTTCAACAGCTCTCTTTTCTCTTCCGAATTCACCTCTTTCTCACGGATCTGCTTCCTAGTTTCTAGATACATAGCATAAGAGCTTTTCCCAGCCCATATCAGAGCCAAGCTCACTAGCAGAATAGCTAAACTTGTTGGATCCATTTTGTCGATAACCTTGGAGCCTAAATTAGTAATGAGCGATTGTAAGTCTACACCCGCAGTCGTACTGCCTTGTCCTACCTTAACCTTTATTTCGAGCTCTTCTCGTTCGGTTTTGGTTAAAACGTTGGTATTGGGTGTGCCATATTTTACCAAGCAATACGAGCGATTGATGCCTTTTTGTAGCTCTAAAAAAGCTTTCATGATCGAAGGTGTCAATGATGAATCGAATTTCTCACCTTTGATATGGAAGTTTAAATACGGCCATCCCTCAAATCGCAGTTGATCTCTCTCTAGAGCAATTTCACGCTGAGTAAACTGCTTGAGATACTTAAACGCATCGTCTTCATTTCTAATGATGTATTCCATTAATAACCTATACCAACCGTCAAAAGATATGAGTCGAATTGTACAGGTTTGAAAACGACTTTAGTGCTCGAAAACCGCCAAAGCAGTCACAAAAAACCAAATTAAGCAGATCAAACTTATCTTAGTCTGTTTAAACGCTGTTTAAATTCTTCACTATTGCGTTTAAACGGTCTCACCCTGCCCATCATGCCAATGTTGCATCAAATCGCCGTACAGGCGCATACAGCGCGTTTTTAACTTGTCAGATGAATCGCTAAGATTTGAGCAATCTCATCGAAGTCAGATTCACTGAGCCCAAGCCAAGGCCGAGCAGGTATTGCCGCATTACTGGGGCGCATTTCGGGCGAGCCACCAAAGTGATGAATTGCCCCATACTCTGAACTTGTACCAAAACTCAAACCCAGTGGGTCAACATCATAGTTGAGAGAGCTAGATGAAAGGTGCTGATTCAGCACTAAGATAAGATCGGCATGTTTCTTCTTGCGCTTTTGATATTTGGGCGAGAGTGGAGCCCATGGCGTACCGTCTGGTGATTGCTGTTGCTGCCAACGCTCATGGTGACTGAGCAGCAAATGCTCGCCGATATCTCGCAGAGCGGGCGACATATTTTGCCCACGTTCTGCGAACTCATTGATGCGTGAGCGTATCGCTTCAACGTCACTGACATTGATCGAGAGTGTAACGCCCGCCATTAGAATAAGCCTTGTGCTTGTGCCTCTTCAAAAAGCTCAGGACTTGCGCTGGCCATTGCCGCTTCCCACAAGTCGCCCAACTGTTCAGCCTCTTGGCCAATAGCTTTCTCGCATAAGTCATCCAACGCTTGAAGCGCTTCAAGCGTCAGGGGCTTAGACAAAATGGCTTGGGCTTGTTCTAACTTAGACATGAGGGACTCCTCCTACTCTTTAGTGTAACGCGCTTTTTCAACCGCGGATTGAATAAAATCAAAAGCGCGAGGGTATTCGCGTTTTAACCGCTCAGGCTGTAATAGCCAAGCAATAAAATGCTCTGCAAACCACTCATGATGATTGGTTTTCGAGTAAACCGTCAGGGCTGATGCGCGCAATGAATCGGCAATCGGAGGCTGTCCCGCCTTGAAATAGACTTGATGCCCCATCTCGTGGATCCAAGTAATGAATACCCGAGCTCCGCTGTCGAATACCGCACCTTCGGTGGAAAACGACCACGTTGGTTTATGCATCGCGAACAAGTCAAACACCTTATCGCAAGCAGCTTGTAACTGCTCAACCGTCACTTTGTTCAGTGAATCTGTGCTCTTGGCCTTCACAATCACATGATCCCAACTGGCATTGGTAAACCCGTTAACTCTCGTTGGTCGTCGTGAACGGTAATACCCCGTATAGGGTTGAGCTTTATTTAAATACTGGGCAATCGGCTCTGCAATCGCTCGGGCTTTGACACCACCACTGAGCTCACTCTGTTTCAAGATCAGCGTTTTCAACGAATGTTGTTTAAGAATGTCGGTGAACGCTGCCACCTCAGCGGATTTTAATTGACTGAGCAATTGGCTCATGGTCTCAGCACTGATACGACTGACCGTGGAAAAAGCGCTAGGCACAGCGCGCTCCGGTAAACGTTCGGCCAACGGTGGTTTTTGAGCCACTAAGGCTTGGGTTTGTTTGGTCAGCGCTTCACTGCTAGTGGGCACATAGTCAAAGCCTGGATCAATTCCCTTCGGGATTTGGTGCGCTTCCCCCGTGACTTTATCCACCCATTCATAATACTCAACCGTGGGGGAGGGGCTGACTTTTAGCCCCTTACGCTCTAAATCACGTTCACTGAGTGAAAACTTTTTGCATCCACAGCCGTAGCCGTTGGTTGGGGTGTGTGTTTTCCACCAAGGGTCATCAATGGGCAATACCAAGTTATGCCAGGATAAATGCTCGTGCCTTGGGTGCTCTGAGCCACTGTGCTTGTAAATAGCATAAGGGCGAGTTGCCTTCGTCGCTTGCATTTGTTGCTCACGGCCAGCGGTATAGCTTTGACGCAAGTTAGTCTCATAAATCACTTGGGCACGCCAGCTTGGGTGGCCGTTGTATTGCCACCCATGCTTGTCTGCTATGTCATTAAACGCTTGTTTAAACCAGTTTAAACTCTTGCCTTCGCTTATTGCCTTATCAACTGCCGCCCGAAAATCAGCGAGCAAGTCTGTCTTCATGGCTCCCGCCACCATAAAACCGCGGTCATGGGCGTGTTTCCACAAATCAGCCCAACGCTCAGTGGGTACATTATGCTTTTGACGAAGATAAGCAATTTGCTGTTTAAACGGCAGGCTACCGTAAGCGACTGACATTATTTGGCCTCAGCTTCATCCAATCCGGCTAACTCCGCCGCGGCCATGGCCAACGCCAAGACATTGCCAAGGTCGGCAAATTCAATTTCTCCATCGAGTTTGAGAATTTCTTCTCGCAGCTGCTCTAAGCTGCTGGCGTTCTCAACCAATTCTCGCACACGGTCGGTCATTAAATTCATCAAACCGCCCGCTTCTTTCTGCAACCGTTCACTTTGAGTTTTGGGCGTATCCTTTTCGGCATCGATATCCTGCGCACTAAGTGAGGCGATGTTCTCTGGTGCAGGTGGAGTCGGGCGTATTACGCTCAGAACCGCTTCCCCGTCTTTGGCTTGCGGAATTTGAGTTTTCTCATGTACCCATTGCATCGGAATTTTCATCCCTAGCCCCACTAAACCTGGCAACGAATCTGAAAGCTGCTTAATGTCCTCAGCTTCAGTGAGATCAAATTCAAACCTTGGGTGACGGTGAGGGTTGCGATAACTTGCCCCATTGAGCACATACAACGGATAAACCAAATCACGAGTTAGAGTGGCGGCAATACGTTTTAAATCGAAATTGCGGATCTCTTCGCGCACCTCATTGTGAACATTCCCTAGCGCGTTGGTCGAAGTTTTACCATCGGCTTGGCTAGTGAGTGTGCCGCCCAAAATTGCTTTGCTCTGAGACTTTTCGCACCATGAAATCATCGCCATAAACGGGTCACTTGCCCCATCTGCGGCTTTTTCAAAATCAATTTCCATTCCCTTCGGGATGATGCCACCTGCGTTATGGCCAATGCTCATTACCGCTTTGAGCAGTGTGTATTTCTCGCGCTCTGTGGCTCCGTCTGGGTATTTACCAATCCGAAGTGGCAAGCCATAAATCTCTAAGAACTCGGCTAAATCACGCACAGAATAGTTTTTAAACAAGAATGGCCAAGCTAAAACACGCACTAAACCGCGGCGTCCTAGGTAACCCGACTTCGCTTTACCCACATGAGTGATCCAACCGAGTGGTTGCAAGGCTGCCCCTTCAAAGCTGTTATCTCTTAAACGCAACTCATTGCGGCGGTCAGGGTGAGTGGTAAACCAAGAAGGGTCACGAAAGTCATAGCCCGTGATGATGTGGTGTTTCTCTTGAAACTGCCACTGTAGCTCAAGCGCAGCAAAGCCCTTGAGCAGCGAATCACTCATATCAAAGATGGCATCATCGAGCCAAGTGGCATCTTCAATCAGCTCTTGCACCATCTCCGCATCGCGCTTCTCTTGAGCACTCGCGTTACGTGGCGGGACGATGTGCCAATCTTGCCCAAGCAGCGCCATCTTGCGTTTGGCCAACTCGCTTTGGATATGCGCATCTTTCTCTTCCATGTCTTCAGCGAGTTCGCATTGAGCGATCAAATCGTGCTGCTCGGCGTTTTGTAAAATGCTGGCCAGCTTGCGAGGATTCAATCCGCTAGAAGGGTGGTCGGCGTAGTGCTTATGCAGTTGTGCTAATTTGGCGTCTTCGGTTTGCTGCGTTTTTAAATCACTTGAACTCAGCGGGTTGCCGTAGATATCTACAATCATCTTCTCTCCTAGTAGCAGCCAGAATCTAAGCCGCTGAGTAAGTCATCGTCATCGTCTAAATCTTGCGTTTTGGGTAGGGCAGTAAACTCAATAGCACTGCCCGTCATCCAAGAAGCACGCACGGCCATTGCTAGTGCTACCGCAAAGTCACCGTGGCGTTGTTTTCCATCTTTACCCTTATTTTTACCCTTATCGATTTTTGGAATGCCGTTAATAACTTGGATCTGATGCAAGTCATCTTTGCAGTCTTCGTTACGGGGGATTGTTAGCGTCTGGTCTTCAAATTCCGCTTTGAGCTTTGGCATCCACTCTCGATACCAAGGATCGTTAAGCATGACTTGCTCAACCATCTCAGTTCCGTAGCGAAGAGCGGCGGCTTCAGCGAGAAAACCACCGTTGCCCGTCGCATCAAAAGCCATACCACGCTTGCGTGGTAGAGCATCACATACCGCTATCATGATTTGGCGTTGTGCTTCGTAGGTTAGGTTGCGCAGTTCAACGACAAAAGGCACAAACTTGGTTAAATCCCTGCGGATCGCTAAAGGAACAAAAATCGATAAATCGCCTTTACGCGCAAAGTCCTCACCAAATGAATGAGATAGGCGATGATCGAGTGTTTCCAAGTGAGGCATCAAAACATGGCGAATCCATTCATCGATATGAGTTTTACGTTGATGATCAGCCCACTCCATAAAGTTTGTTGGAGCTTCACAAGTCAACACAGGGATCCCCTGCTGCATGGCGACATCAATAAGTACGCTTGGAATGTACTGACCTGCACTGGCTTTGGGCACGCAGTAGTATTCTTCAAGCGCATCGTCTTCCGTTGCCGTGTCTTTAAGTAGATTCGCTTTCCACTGGTCTTCTTTTTCTTGCGTCCACTCTTCTTTAGCTCGTTGGCAAATCCGTTTGTATAAGCCCATACGACAGGCATCATCGAGAGTGATGGTGTGGATGCTGTAGCGTTTTTTCCCTTGGCGACTGTCGTTTATAAGCTGATTAAACAGGTTTTGAACACCGTTATGGGTGCTGATTAAACGCACTTTTGCGCCCCACATGGTGAGCGCGAGCGCCGCTTTGAGCACTTCAGCTAAGCGCTCATGAAAAGCGGCTTCATCAATAATGACGTTCCCCTGCATACCACGTAGATTAGATGGATTAGAGCTGAGGGCTTGTACCTTGTAGCCGGAGGCGAAGTAAACTACAAAGGTCAAAATGTCTTTGTCTTCGTCCTCGATCACCTCTTCACAAATATCCCCTGCCACTTTATCGAATGCTTTGGCCCACATAGCAACGGCATCAATAAACTCGCGCGCCATTTCCTTGTTAGAGCCGACATAGAAAACATTCGTACCACCTGCGGTTTTACTCGCTCCTGCGGTTAATGCACTATCTGCGGCTTCCGCCCAGGTGATCCCTGTTCGGCGGCTTTTTTCAGCAATCTTGAGTGGGCTAGGGTCTGCAATCCAGTATCGCTGATAAGGCAGAAGCAAATCGGTAGGATTGTATTGATAATCTAAAGCTCGAATAGCTGGAGCAAGTGGTGAAGGCTCTCGACTCATCATGCAATTCCTAGAATTTCATTCTTAATAGATTGGATGCCCTCAGCTGACATACCCGCAGCACGGGCTGCTTTTTCAGCCACATTCACCGCCTCTTCCGCAAAACGCTTACGGATTTCTTGCTCAAGCTTCACGCTGCCAGAATGGGCTTCTTGCAAACGCTTGATCGCAAGCGACAACACCGAAAGGGTTTTTGGGTCGATCGGCTTATCGGTTTCAAGCGCTTTCATTTGATACTCAAAAATCTGCCCTTTGCCGATTTCAACCAATAAGCGCGCAATATCGGTTTGGGGAACTTCACCGAACTGAGCAACCCATTGTTTTGTCATCTGTTGGGCTTGCATCATGCTCTCCATGCCTTTTCTAAACTGCTGGGCATAGCGGCTCATACCATTGCGCTTAATGTATTCATCATCGCTACTCACACCATGCTCAACGATGATCTCATTGATTTGGCGGCGAACTTCCTCTTGGCTCATTTGTCCTTCGCGCAGCAGCATATGCAGTTGCGCTTTAAGCGCTTCGGGCAATGTGTCGATCTTACTTAAGCGATGCTTGGTGTGTTTTTTTTCAGCCATCACATCACCTATGGGCGTGGGCGTTTAACGCCTGGGTGAGTGGCTTGGCCTTCGGCAATGTCTAAGCCGCGTTGTGTCAGCTTAGCCACTTGCGTACCGAATACGTCTCGTACCGAAACCAGTCCTTGCTCTTTGAGCCAGCTAAGCTCAGCTTGCACTAGATCACGGCTCACTTTGTGGCCGTAGGTATCGAGCATTGAGTCCAGAATGGAATCATTGGCTTCATAGCTCGGCATCTCACTCAATACGCGTAACATCACCAAACGGCGGTCTTTTTGTAATAGCTCTTCTAATGCCATTAATGTTTTCCCTTAATTTCGTTTTCCAACAACAGCCCGCTGATACGGTCTAACCCTTCGAGTTTCGGGCGAATCTCTTTAATGTCACCGCGCAGGCGTTCAATGCTCAATTTCAAGTCTGAGATCTCATCGTGACTGGGCAGTGAGCGCACAATTTCATCCAGTCGCTTATAGCTAGAGCGAAGGTCAGCCAACTCCGCTTGTTGCGCGTCCACATCTTCTTGTTTGGCGTAGGTCTTTTTGAGTACAAAAACCACAATCAGCCACCCCAAGGTGATCCCACTCAGCACATAAGGTGTGAAAGTACGAATGACTTCTAATGTTTCAGGCTTCACGCGTTCTCCTAATCACCGCACTGAGTGCAATGCGTGGCGTTGGGGAAAATCTTCAAACGGCCAAGTGGGATAGGGCACAAACAGCACGCACAAACCACTACACCATCGAGCTTTTGCTGGGTGCTACGCACCGTTGTTTGGCGCGCACGGGCTATCCTCGTTCAAGTTCGGCTTGTTGCTCCATCACCGAACGGTCAATCCAATCACTCATTGACGCCCCTTAATCGCATCGACCACTGCGGCTGTGGCTTTGTGGCCGCTGCCTTTGGGGTAAGGTGCAAATCCATCCAAAGTGCGTAGTCCGAGGTAAGTCCACGCAGGTGCTGAAAGTAAACCCGCGATGTATGGGTCAGCCCCTGTGCCCATGCCTTTTGCTTTTAGAAACTCAAAAACAAAGCAGTAAAGGAAAGTCGCCAGAGAGACTGGCGCGCCATCAGTGGACGGGTTTTTCGGATGTATGGGTCTTCGGCAGCGTCACCTTTGCGAATAGTCTCTTGCGTTTCGTGGTGTTCGGCTTGCTTATCTTGCAGCGTGAGCTCTTGGCGGCGGGTGATTTCTCGCTCCATCTCCACCTTGATGCGTTCAAGATCCACCAAAGCTTCTGGTGGCAGGTTTTGCAGCTCTCTGGTAAGGGCAATTTGCTTTTGCGCTTTGTTCATACCTAGCGCACCATCAACAGCTTCAACCGCATCGGCCACTTTGCTGGCCGTCTCATTACCGCCAAATAGGCTTGAAATGCCACGGATAACAGAAGGCCCGACTTCTAGGGCCAGCGCAGCTAGCGCAGGGATTGCGATAGGCATTCTCTGAATCTCCGAATTTTAGAGAGGAGATCTTGCTCCTCATCGATGTGAGTCAAACCAATATGCAAGCGAATTTCGCAAAGGCTGACCGACTTCCAGCCTTTGTTGAAGTAGCTTTGCAACGTGGCATCGTGTGAAAAAAATGGGGGTGTAACTGCGACAGGGGCAGAGTCTTTGAATGCGTTGGCCTCAGCGTCCAAACGCATCTCACGTCCTTTTTGCTCTGCAAAAATCCAATTTCTACCCATTTATGCCGCCTTAATGATCAGGCGCGCAGGCTCATTGTTGAGCCAGTTTAAAAGCTGGTTAAACGCCGTTTTTGAGTTAAGCACCGCCCACACGTTTTTCCCTTCATCGTTTTTCAGTACGCCAAACTCAAGGCCAGGGGCAATACAGCCTTGCAACTGATCAACGCGATTCGCAGGATGAATAAGAATGTGAGTACGTAAAGAAGGGCCGTAAACCGTTACGCCTAGCTCTGGTGAACTCAAGGCATAACATTTTCCAAATTTAGGGCTTTGGTGAGGTAAGAGATCATACGTCCCATTAGGCACACAGCTCTCACCTTTGCGATTGTCCAGCCAAGGGCGTTCAACCGTTTTGCAAAGTTCATTGCCAAATTCATCGCACAGCACACCAAACGTGCCATGCGCAAAAAGTCGGCGATATAAAATCAGGGTTCTCATCACTTCACCTCAGTTCAGTCTTTGGCTCAGTGTCTGATTTTTAGAAGATGAACGAGATTTACTTGGGTTAATGATATTCGAGGGCGTAAACCCGTATTTTACGGGCACAAAAAAGCCCTCACGAGGAGGGCAGCAAGCAAAGGTTAGGAGGGTTTATCATGTAAGCATCATAGCAAGGCGTTTTCGAAGGCGGAGTATGAATTAAGTATTATGCTCCGCCAAATAAATCCGGTTGTCTTCGTCGTTGCTCTATTTTTCGAAGTTTCGCAATAATTTCATAAATCGCTTTATCGGTAAGATGGTAACGATGAGCCAATTGCCTAATGTTGTTACCATTAAATTCCTTATAAATCTTCATATCACGGATTTGCTGGCGCAGCCTATCACCCCGCGGCAAATAGACCTGAACCCCACCCATATACTCACCAATATCTAATACCGCTTGCAAAGCCGCTTCAGGGCTATCCACGCCATGCTGTTTAAGGCTATTGGCAATCACGCCATGCAGCTCAAGCAGTAAGTTTGGCCAAGTTCGGTTTTCATCGGCTAAGTGCGAAACGTTATCCAACACGCGAGGGTCAATCGCCTCATGGACAAACATATCGTGCTGTGTGTTCATCGGTATTCTTCCTGTGTTGGGTGGGCATTGGCTGGACTCGAACCAGCGACCTCCCATATTAGCCTTTGTCTAGAATCATAATTAAATGGTTTGCAACCCATTCAATAGCGGCGTGGCGCTCTATCCATACTGAGCTACAATGCCCGTTTTCCTACTTCAAATAGGAAGCCTAACGGTGTAAAAGGATCGTGCAAGCAAAAAAGAGGATCATACGGAAAGGAGAAGAGGTGAGCCGTTAGTGGTAAAACACAGTAAGCAGCTAACGGCTTTGATATTGGTTAATCAGTAAACCAGATGGATTGAACGCCTCTTCGTCCGTTTGAGTAGCGCTGAGGACATGGTTCAACATCGTTTGTAAAATAAGTTATCGATGGCATTGTTTTGAATCCTGAGTATGTAATTTCAGCGTTCTTGAAGCGTGACTTTATGTTGAAAATCACCGCATCAAGTATCATCTGTTTCACGTATCTATTGCGCATTCAAGCCCCTCCGCTTTCACAAAGTGCGCGCTGACCAACTCAATGCCTTGAAGCTTTTTGTACTGGCGGCAGAGCACGGAAGCTTTGGAGAAGTTAGGGACATGAAATACCCATAAATCATCAAGGTCTGGCCACTCCTTTTTAACTCCGCGCTTCCCAAGTATTTTTATCATCCTTGCTTTAAATCTTGCACTGTATTTCGCCTTGGTTTTCTTGCACCAAACGTCAGGCAGGATCGCAGGTGCTTTATCACTTAAACAGCTATCGCCGTTGAAACTAACCCATTCACCTTTGATGAATCCATCGATATAAGCTTGCAGACAGGTTTTCGATTCAGACTCGCGCACGCGGTTAACGGTCAGTTCGTGGCCTTTGTAGGCAAACACAATGTTTACCCAACCACCCGACATTTCCTCTTCAATTTGCTGCCACATCTCTTTTGTGATGAGCTGGCCTTTGATTTGATTCACTCTTCCCACTCCTTCTCATCGCTTGCGATGGATTCAATCTGTCTAGCTTGTGGGATTGGAGTATTGCGCCAGTCCCCACAATATCGGTCTAAATGCTCAATAGCTTGCTCTTGCGTTTTCTTGCCAAAGCGTTTCACATAATCGATGAGCATTTGGCTTTCTTCATTAAACGGGGGATTCATTAACGCTTCCCCCGCAACTTCGCACTCAACATCTCGTTGTAGGCGTAAGCAATGTGGTCATATCCCATTGGCTTACCTGTTCGCTCATTGATCGGCACAGTCCATCCGGCTTGAGTTAACCCATCAATCATCACCCGACGATGCCAGCTTTTAAGGGCCTCTAATACTTGGTAAGCCAGCTCTGCTGTACACCAAGCCACATGATCAACGCCCTGGTTGCTGCGACGGTTGGACATGCGGCGCACATAGGCATCTAAAGCGGCTTCGCTTTTATCTTTCACAAAACCATGACGCGCCATCTCAAGCCAAATCGCGCGGATCTTGTCAATTTCTGCATGCTTCGCACGGCCTGACTTTGGTATTTGGCGGCGTTTAAACACCTTAGGATTACCATTTAAACGCGGTTTAAAACCCTTATCTTGCATAGTGTTAAACAACATCTCTAACTCACGGTCTGATAATTGGGCACAACTGGTTTTATTGGTAATACCGCCAAGCATGGCGCGATACGTCTCCTCATCAAGCCCCAATTCACGCTTACCAATATGAATAAGTTTAATCAGTGCGTTTCGGTTCATGCGCTCACCTCGTTCCATAAGCAAACCACCAATGCCCCAACGGCCAAACCGCGTGCGATATGAAGTCGAAGCTCATCATCATCGACAAAACTCATGAGGGTGCTGCATACAAGCACAAACCAAACATAATAAATGCTGACCATGATGCTGCTCCTACTCTTGTCTTAACCCGAGGTACAACACATAAGGCTTGCCATTAATTTCACAGCGGCATAAATCCGTTTCATTGACGGCATAATCAGAAAGCTGAGTATCTTGCAGCAGCCCATCCAACTCACTGGCGACCGCCTCAATCACCGCTTGTTTTGAAAGTGGGCTATCTTCATCACCCACCAATTCAAAACCTAATTCGTTATCTAACGCACCGGTGATCACTTTCCCATCTTGGGTGCGCAATAAACCAAACTGCTCTGCATCTTGAATCGCTTCGCGAAGCTGCATAAGGGCTTGAAGTCTTTCCATGTTTTCATTCCTGACGTTGAAATTTGGGTAAAAAAAAGCCCGCGCAAGGCGGGCTAGCTCTTGCTTTTGTGGTTTAAACAGCACATCAAGCGGCTTGTGGTGACCATTGACTACTACGGCTAGACCAACGCAAGCACCAATCAGCACGAGCTTGTGCCCAGCGGCGATTAATCGGCTCGCGTGCTTTTTCCGCAGCCGCTTGCCAGCCAAACGCGGCATCTTTCAAAAAGCCTGCGCGTTCAAGTTCGCGAGCATGCTCTGCAAAAGGGCGATATTCACTTGGTGATTTTTTCATGAGTAACTCCTTCATCCTTGATGGGTTAAAGCTTGGAAATATCCAATCCAATTTGCTTGTATTGGCCGTTGGTTTGGCGCTCATAGATCCGTAAATAAGAGCTTGTCCCAGTCACTTGAATGCTGTCCGCAATCGCTTCCATTGCCGAGATCCAATTCGGGTCATCAATATTCAGCCCGCGCAAACTGAGCACTTGGTTGATATCAATCTTCCCTTGCTTGTTCACACGGAAAGCGTGCTCAACAAGGGCGCGCATGTGAGAGACATGCTCACCACTTAAACTGTTGCTCCAGGTGGCAATACACTCATCAATTTTGGCTTTTGCGGCTTGAATGCGCTCATCAAACACACGGTGATCACCAATGGCACGCATAAGCTTGTATTGGCCATCGAAGGTCACGAGAGTCACATTGCCTTTCGTACCGCCATATTTCACGTTGTACTCTTCGGCACTCAAATCAACGAAATCTTCAATCTGCCCCATGGCGAGCAGCTTAAACTCCGCCAGCGCTTGTTGAACCGCTTTGGCTTTATCGACAATCTGCTTGACCATTTCATCACGCAGCTTATCCACCTCTTTCACACGGCTTTCCGGCACTAAGTTACCGTTTGCTGCTTTCACGAAACCTGGTGGTATCTCATGTAACGTCATTCCGTCACTCCTTTTGGTTTTACGCATTCAGGCAGTGCGTGAAGAATGCGTTGAGTCAGTTTTTCCGCCAGTTGATTAATGCCGCTACTGTCACCTTCATGGGTGGTAATGGTGTAATTAACTTGGCCTTCATGCATATCTAAGGAAACATCAATCACCACTTTGGCGCTTAATGCAGAGAGCATTCAGCACCTCCTGTCCAACTCACCACGCAGCCATCCATGGTTAGCACGAAAGTGGAGAAACGCTTACCGTGCAAGACTTGGCGAATTTCAATCGCACGTTGAGCCATGGTCGCGGTAGGGTGGGTAATGTTGATTTTGACCTTTTTAGTCGTTTTAACGGCATCAATCACATGGCAGCCGTTATGGCGCAGTTTTTTAATCAGTCTTGATGCTTGTTGCTCGATGATATTGTCCATAATCACCTTCCTTTTTAGTCAGTTTCCTCCTTTATGTAGGAGGAAGCTGATTCACCTAAGTCACTGTTTAATCGCTCGGTTATAACGGCTACCTAGTGCGATGATTTCTCGTTGAAGGAGCTCGATAAATAGGCGCTGAAAGTTACCGCCCATCCGTTCTTCAGAATCCGTGCGAGCTTGCCGCTCAAGTCTCGCAATAGCGGCTTGGGCATCGTAGGTTCGCACCGTTTCTTTTTCCGAGCGCTCGCGCTTTGGGGGCGCGGGCTGCTCCAGTCTCACTGGGATTTTCAAACCTTCTTTCAAGTCGCTGTTGGCACACCCACTTCGGCAAGCTTTCCATAGCCGAATCGCATGGGGGCCACCGCTGGCATGTTTCGCCGCTTGAATAGAGGCGCATTTATGCTTAGGAATTTCGCCCAAAATAGGGCACACCACGGTGTGTCCCATAAACACGCTTTCAACTAAGGTTTGAATCTTGTCGGTACTGGCTGGGTATTTGCCATTCAAAACCAATGAGATGGTTGATTTTGAAATCCCCAGCGCAGTAGCCACCTCGACCAATGAACTCTGTTCAACTCGTTTGCGAAGTTCATCCAACCATGTCATGCATCACCTCCTTTGGTTGCGAGCGATGACCAAATGGGTAGAACTTCTGCTCATTGAGATCCCATAAGCCATTTCTTCTGGATAAAGGTGCCAAGCGTCCCGTGTCCTTAATTAGTCGATATCGATAGTTGAATTCGTTGCTAGCGACTCGACGACTATTAATTATTCGCACAAGGTAGCCTGCCTTTTGCAGTTTTTTTACGAAGCGATTCGCAGTGCTTTCTTTTATATCAAGCGTTGATGTGATTGATTTGATTGAAAACACTTGCTCGATCTTCATATTGTTCCAGAGCTTCTGCTCATACCCTTTGCTAAATTTGCGCTTACGCTTAGCCCTGACTTTTTGAATATCAGGTAGTGGCGGCGGGTTATCTGCTTTAGCAGAGAATCGACGAGGGTCATTGCTGTGCCCAGTTCCACCAATGTGTTCAATACATCCTTGACTTAACAGCCAGCGCAGGATTGTCTGACAATAAGATTTATCGACACTCAATGCGCTAGCCACTTGACTAGCACATGAGTTGCTGTGCGATAAAAGGTACTCCCAAATCAAACCTTTACATGATTCGCACTTCATGACTTCCTCCGCTAAGAACGCGAAATGGTCATAAATAAATCCAAACTTTGGATATCTTGCATAGTCACCACACCATCAGGCGGAGGGTTACCATTGACCGCACGCTCAAGCTTGCTTAGTGCGGAGAGAATGGTGCGGACTACGCCGCGTGATTTCGCGCGGATATGGTCTAACACTTCGTCATGAATGGTGATCTGCGGGTCAATCTCCATCAGCTCTTCAGCGAAGGTGGCCACGTCTTCTAGGTCAGCAGGTTGGAATACAACCCATTCACTGATCCGGTTGTGCAATTGCTTACGATGCGAAATGCGCCGTGCAATCTCTTCCATCCCTACCAGTACAACAGGCTGCTCTGTGTTGTCGTAAATATCGCGGAACGACTCCATAATTTTCTTTGAACCCACCACGTAGTCAGCTTCATCAACAAACAAACTAAACTCATTGCGGCGAATACATTCGATAATGTCATCGAGGGTTTGATAGGCACGCCCAGCCGGAATTAATCCACACTCTTTCGCAATGCGGTTGAGTACACTGGTCGGTGTGTCATTTGCACAGCAACGAATATAAACGCCGTTAGTTGTGTCTTGGTTGAACAAATATTGCAGAGCTGTGGTTTTGCCAAAGCCCGATTCTCCGTGGATTAGACCCATCCCTGGAACAATTGCAGATCGATTATTCAAGTTTTCAATCAATGCGCAGGCATTAATCACATTTTTTACATCGACAATTTTATTTTTCATGTCTAAACTAACTCCGTTGTTTTGCTCACTTTGTGAGCGCTTGCCTAAGCCCGAACGTCATTGCACTGACATCGGGCTTTATTATTGCCCCGTGTTTGGGGCGACCTAGCCACGGTAAAGCCGGATCCGTAGCTTATGATTTCCCGACCAAGCGGCGTGTTGTGCCACCTGATTCAATGTACTGACGTAATTTGGGCGCAGTAAGCGCATGGGTTCTTAGATACTCATCGAACCATGATTTCTGGCGTGGCTCTAATTCACCTCCGTTTGCCAAAATGTCGGCCATGTCCCAAGCGATTTCTCGTTCACTCTTCAACATGCGAGATTCTTGTTCGGCGGTGACTTGCCTTGCGCTTTTGCGGCGCTCTCTTTGTTCCGCAATGGCCGCCAGTTCGGCATCACTCCAACCTTGTTTTTCGGTGATCCCTGCCTTTTCGAGCGCAGTGAGAATGGGGTTGTTGTGTTCTTCTGTCGCTTTGGGCAAAGCAACCATGTTGTTTTTGGCTTTGGCCTGCGCAATTTGCTCAGCGGCCAAGCCATCAATACCAAACTCTTCAGCGTAGCGTTTCATGTCTCGCTTGAACTGGCGCAAGCTCTTCTCAGTTTTCTTGCGTGCTGCAATAAAGGCCGCTGGGTCGATTTCACGGCCGATTAAATCCGCGTTAACGGCTTCAATACACACGGCACTCCCATCTTCTTCAGTGATATCGATGGGGTAAATGTAGGCTTTTGCCACATCGCAAGGATCGAGGTAAACATTGACTCGCTGGCGCATATAGCGCTCTTCTTGTAGCTCTGGCGCTCGGTAAATCAAATTGTTTACCTGCACACCGCCACGACGTACCGAAGCTTCGCCGATGTAATTCAGCATCATATCCAGCGCTCGTGGGTCAGTAATAACCAGCGGTTTATAGTTCGTGCTCAGGTACTTTTGGTACGGAGTCATGCCATCTATTCCGCTGTGCGGTTTTTGGTGGTAGAAATGCTCTAACCAATCATCCATGAACTGCTGAAACTCTTCCGGTGTCATGCCGATATCAAGTGCATCTTGGTAGCGTTTCTTCTTACCTTCACCAATCCGCGCAGCAAACTCATGCCGAGCTTCAATAAGCTCTCTGTCTTGAACGTTATGCCCGATGTAGTTCGGCATCACTTCGACGATCCCACCTTGGAAAGTGCCAAAAAATCGTTCGATATAAGGCTTTTCCCAACCTGAGAATGGCGTTGCTTTAACATGTTTAACGCCAAGAGCACGAATGATTGAAACGGTTCTTTTGGCCACGTAATCAGAGCCGTTATCGGTTTTGATTTCGCCTTCTTCATTAGGTAAGCCCCAATCCAAAATCGCTTTGCGTAGACAGAGCGAAACCGCTTCGGAGGTCGAAGTAGGGGCAAGGATCAATTTCACCCTGCGAGTAAATACATCGATGCAACCCACAATGGCATAACGGGTGAGCTTTTCACCGACACGCAGCATGATATCAGTCGGGGTTGAGTCCAGTTCCCACAAGTCATTAGGGCGAGAAACCCAAGCTTCGTGCTCGTGAATAAGCCCACGTTCAGCGCTGTAAAATTGCTTGTGGCCAGTAGCAAAAGTGTATTTGCCAGCATTCACGGCCGCCCACTGATTAATCCAGCGTCGGAAACTGGCAGGCGCAGGTATTTGCCAATCCAGGCCAAGCTTTTCTTTTTGCACCGCAGCATATTCACGCAGCTTATGCGGCTGCTTTTTAAAGTGAGGTCGCTCAACAATCAGCGTGACACAGAAGGCTTCTAGTTCCGGCTGAGTTGCGATCACACTATCACCCCGTCGAGGGCTTTTGCGCCGCACTAGAGCAAGTACACCATCCTCAAGCAGGGCTTTTTCCCATCGGTCAACCGTGACACGACTAATGCTTTTTACGGTTTCATAAACTTCAGGTTCAAGCACCAATTTGCGCTGATTGTAGTTCTCAACGAATTCGCGATGGCCATGGCTGACAAGATCAAATTGACGCAGAAACACTGTACGCACTTCAACAATGGTGAGTCGTGCTTTGGCAAGCGCTCTGTCTTCAGCTTTCAGCGTGTTAAGCAACCGCATTGCGCCCTGAGACGCGTTAAGTACATGGCGCTTTTTTGCCTGCTCTTTTGCTGCTAATTCGGCTACCAGTTTTTCCGCAGCAAGCTCGCCTTCGCTCTTTTGCTGCAAAAAATCTCTAGATAAATGCGCAATAGTCTCCATTGGAAATGAGCGAATATGGTACTCAAACCCTTTGCCAATCTCCCGAGGACGCTTTTCCCAGTTTTCCTTTTCGGCTTTGATGCGAACGTTACGATCTGTGCTCGGTAGACCTGGTAGGCCTGCTAGCTCAGTCGATGTATACCATTCTTTATTCAT